GAATGCAGCATTTAACGCTGTTTCTGCGTCAGTAGGTAATTCTGTACCTGTTGGTGCCATATAAATAGCTCCACCAATCTTAGGCTTAGCTGCGGTTACGTTGCTCGCGTTGTTTTTTTCTGCCATATTTTTCCCTCATTTCTAATAATGTCTGATATCAAACACTGCTTGATATCTGTATTTTTTGGATTCTGTATCTGTATAGTTGTAATCGCTGTTTAAACTAACATCAGATACGTCGTTTAATTCGACTAACTGTTCAACTACTTCTTTTACAGTTTCGTTCAACAAAGAAGCCTCATACATCGACTTTCCGTAAGATTGGAAAGCAAATGTAGAGGCTAATAATTTATTGCGCTTAGAGCCACCTGTTTTTTGAATTAATACAAATTTATCTGGCATCTTAGGTGAAAGTTCGAATACAACTGGGCATTCCAACTTGCTTGTCATGAATTTTCTAATTTCAATCTCTATCAACCTCTCACCGCCTTCAATAGTTTATTGTTTTTCTTATTATCCTTTTTAGCTTTAGCTGTAGCAGCTTTAACTCGTCCTGTGGCACGTTTCTGACCGATTTGAGTATCTGCTTCATATCCAGTTCCTGCTCGACTAGCAATCTCGTTGGCTCGTTCACTAATCATCTTCCGAACAGACTCAGATTTTAAAAATTCACCAACACCTTTTGTGTTTAACTTGAATTTAAATGAGCTACTCATATCTTTCTACCGTCACTTTCTTGTGCCAGGCAGTTGGTACCATAGATTCAATTCCTTCTACAACTGGTCCGAATGTTCTAAATGTTTCCCCAAAGAATTTAACTTCCCTATCTTTCCAATTATGAGTATCTCCTTTAGGAATTCCGAGTGTATACACTGCTTTCTTTCCATACAGTTGAACCTGGTTAATGATGTCAGTAGCTTCAGTAGGAGAAACTAAAACATTCTCTACTTGAATTTCTACATCATCGTATGTTGCAGCACCCATTTCATCTTCACCAGTTTTAACACGATCTACTAATGTGACAGTAATTCCTTTAATCATAGAATTCTATCACTCCAATCCGTTGCTTAGTGAAGCCTAATCGTTTCAATTCTGCATTCTTGATGAAGATACCACCACCAGGCACGAGATACGAGCCACTAACTGAGTATCCTAGAGCGCTTTGACTAAATTGAGTCATCGGCTCTTGTTCTGTAGAAGTCATTAATGTACGAGCTACAATATCAACTACTACAGACTTAACCACGTTCTCATAACTAGAACGCTCTACAACCATGTTATCTAAATCTTTTCCATAGCGACGAGCCTCTTCCCTCAGCATGTCAGATACAGTGGCAAGAAGCGCCTTCGCTCTATCAAGTTCAGACGGTTGCAGTCGTTTCCAGAGTCGCTGTAAATCGTCTAAAGTCGCAAATGAGTCCATTATTCATCATCCTTTGCTTCTTTCTTCGTTTTAGCTTTAGTTTTCTTTTCTTCAACGAGCTCCCAATCTCCAGAAAGTTCACTTTCTACTGAAATTTCTACTCCATTGTTTACATTTCGATAAGTTGGCATAAATTACCTCCTACGCTTCTTTAACTCGCGCAAATGCTGTTGCATCTAAAATTCCCCAGCCAATAAAAGCTTCTGCACGTAAGCAGATTTCGTTGTAAGCTTTTAAGTCGCGACCTGTTCCATCTGGATCACCAAATTGAATGATTTCTAAAGGCATATTTTCAGCATATCCCCATTTGAAGCGGTTTTCAAAGTCTCCCACAATAACATGGTCTTTTTCTAAGTTGCTGCCTTGTTTTGTTAAGTTTTTGTTGATTTCTAATTTATGATCAGCAAATTCTTTTGGTCTTCCGCCAAAACTAAATTCAGAATATTTAGCATCTTCATTTTTATTTTTAATTTTAGACATTGCACGAGCTGCCGTTGGTGACATAGCGATGCCAGTTACGTCGTTATCAGTTGCGACAACTGCTTGAATTGCATCTTCAATATTTGCATCAATTTGCGCTTCTGCATAAGTGACGACATTAGTTGTCACTAAACCGTCAAATGAGTTAGTAGATTTAAAAGTTGCATCCGTTAATGTTTTTGGTTCTACTCCATGCAAAGCTGCAATGTCGAACGCTTGAGCGATTTTTGTAGCAAAACCATCGGTAAACAATGACATATATTCAATTTGTTTTTCTTCAGAAGCACGTAAGAATTCGTCTGAAATACGTGCTTGGTAAACGAATTTTAAAGGTTTGATGATTACAGGTTCAATTTTAGCTTCTCCTGCTTCTTTCTTTTTACCTTCTCCAACAATTTGAGCATCTCCTTCTAAATTGAAGATAAATTGTTCTGTTCCGTTAAATGGGATTGGCGTTTGTGTTGATAACTGAGCTAATACTGATGTTCCTTGAACTTTTGAAATTAATTCTTTAACCAATTCTGGTTTAAATAATGTTCCTGCTTGTAATGTTGTCATATATTTTTCCTCTTTTCTATTGATTTAATTGTTGTAACATTTGTCGCATTGCTGTCGTTCTTTCATCGCCTACGACTGGTTCAACATCTTTCAGTGGAGCGACTGTTTTTGGTTTGATAAATGCAGATAAACGTTCCGCATCAGCTTGCAAGCTCTCTTCGTCGCTACCTTGTAATCTGTCTACCAATTCATAAGGAAGACCGTTGCGCAATGCAATTTTTGTACGAAGCTGTGTCCCTTTGAACTTCTCAACAACTTGGTTAACTTCTGCTAATTCAGACTCTTTAGCGCTAATAAATTCGTCCTTCTCAGCTAGTAGTTTGCTGTTGCTGTCGATTGTTGCTAGTAACTCCGCATTCGTTGTTTCCAATTCCTTCACACGAGATTCTAACTTCTCTAATCCGGCATACTTCTCTTTCTGACGAGCGAGTCGTTCACCAATGATTCGGTCTAGTTCTTCTTGTGTTTCAATCGTTTTAAATTCAGACATGTTACTGTCTCCTTTCTCCGCGTTATCCTGCGCGTACAGTAATTTTTTTATTAAAAAAAGCCACTACATAAGCAGTGACTTTTAGTTTAATAACTGATTTTTTGTTTTTTCTTTGGCTTAGCTGTTGCACAAAGCCAATGCGCTAACAATGCGCTGTCCATAAGACTGATATCTACATCATCGAAGTGTGAACGATATCCAAATCCACCATTTGAACCAATGTTACGTTTGTCGCAATTGGTTACGACTTTGGAAAGTGACGGTTGACCTGAGTGGCAAATGGTTTTTTGATACACACCTTGCTCAAACATAGCGTTTGCTACGATGATTTCTTTAACGGTTGGCAGCACTACATTCCTGATTCTGAACTCTTTCAGTTCATCATCGAGAACTTTCTGCCCACTAGCACCATCGATAGCTATTTGGTATGGTTTTGCTTTCCTTAAGAAATCAACTATCCATCCATTACCATTTCGAACAGATTGACAATCGACAGTTTCAACGAAAATATCATCGAAATCTGTTCTAATAGCAATGCTTAACGCCACGTTAGTGCCATCTTGCCCATATTTTATTCCAACGAACATAGGTCCTTTAAATTGAGGCACTTCATCAAGTCTAAGAGCTTCCCACTCAGCTTCTGATATTGCTGATTTTTGGTTGTATGTAGGCCAAAAACCAAGACGTTGGATATTATGGTCCAACTTATCGTCACCGAGTTCGGCTTCAATCTTCCGTTCGTCTAAGTGATATCCCATTGAAGGGTTAGAATTGTACCAAGCCTCAATATCTGATATCTCTTTTTCAGTAGACACAGACCACTCTGCCCATCCGGAATACTTACCACGACCAAACAAACATGTTTCACGGAATTTACTGAATACAGTTCCGCTTGAAACTGGCGTTGGAGGAGTTCCACACATCACAGTAATTGGATTATCACTGTCAGTAACCGTATATTTCAACGCTGACTCCTGCTCTGTCGTGTATTCTTGAGCTTCGTCTATGATCATGATGTCAAATCCTTCACCCAGTCCACCGTTCGAAGTACGAGTCCTAAACTGCAGAACTCCTTCTGTATTAGTCAGTGCGATTCGTTCTTGCCCTTTAGCACGAATAGACGTGAAGTCTTCTCCATCCACGTATCCCATCTTCTCTAAATACCGCTTAACCTTCTCAAAAGAAGAGTGTGAGGTACTAATTCGATGAGCTGTGTGCAATATATTCAAACCTTGGTGTAATCCCCAAAGTTCAAGCATATAAAGAAGTTCGGATTTTCCGTTCCGTCGTGGAATAGAATATCCGAACTTCTGATGGACCCATAGTCCTTTTTTATCAACAGCCATCATAGCCTCTAGCAATTTCTTTTGCCAGATATAGCTGCTTAATCCTGTTTTCTCATAAATTTCTATAGCTTCCTTACCAAGTGACCGTTTTTTAACAAATGGAAGAATGACCGACTGTGTAGGAAACTGATTACCATATTTCTTTCGTGCCATTCATTAGTCCTTTCTGATTATTTTACATCTAGTTGTTAAAAAATTACTTATCTTCTATAATTTTAAATTCAGATTTAGGATATAGATAATCTTCTCCTGATTTATCTACTATTCTATACCATCCATCTTCCTCTGAAATTACTTCATACTCTTTCCCTTCATCAAGAGTATGTGGCTCTGTAGGGCCTAAATATACTACTCTCATTTTATAAACCTCTTAACTTTAAATTCTACTTTCCCAACTTCTGGATGCTGATACCAATGTAATTCTGCAACTCTATCATTTTCTAACGTAGCAATACCGGTAATCTTTTGCCACAATTTTTCGTTTTTAGTCCTATATTGTGTAGTAAGTCTACGAATATCATCTATTTGTCTCCTTACATCTTTCCCAGCAATAACATTAACATTAGTTATTGTACTTCCTTGTTTAACTCTTACTGTACCTTTTACAGGATAAGATGCCTTAACATAAATATCTCTTGCCTTAGCACTAATTGATTTCGGTAATATAATATCATCTAATCTTTTCGTATCTATTATACTACTTTTATGCAAAGGAGACCATTTTTTGCTCCACACATTTTGTTTTTTTCCATCTCCCGGGTGATAATCTACTGTGCAATTACATCTATCATGTCGTCTAAACACATCCTTGTTAACGCCTGGATAAGTGTAAACACCAGCTAATTTACTACACCAAGCGCAACAATTACCGTCAGTTGTTCGAACAATCTTTGGCTTTAATCCCGATTTAAAATGAAAATCTGCATTTACTTTGATGTGATTATCAACAATGTTTTGATTGAAGTTAACAATAGGTTCTTTAAGAATCCATGACACATCGTCGAACTTCTCTTCGTATGACAAACGATTCACTAAGCCGTCAATTCTTTCTTGATTGATTGGAGCCTGGATAGATTTTAACCCAATCCCAGCCTCCTTATTTAAAATCTCTTGAACCTGCTTAGCAAATGTACTTACCATCTTGTGATTAGTACCCAGTGTTTCATTTAAAATACGACTAGCAATATTAAAATGCATCTTTCCGTCAGGAAGGATTAATCCACTAATGTTATTTTGAAGTGCCTCAGAAAGAATCTGCCCTAATTTAGTTGCAAATTCGTGAGCGTCTATAAAGTTAGCTTTCCCACTTCTCACTAGAAGTAGTAATCTTTCTAATTCTGCACTCTTTTCAGCCTGTTCAAAAAAATCAGCTTTGATTTTCTCAAGAAGTTCTGGAACGATATCATCCATTCACATCAGCTCCTTTAATTCCTGTTAAATCGCGAATAGTTTCTGCTGTGATATAGCCTGGTAGAACTTGGTTTAACTTAATAGCTCCATCTCCAAGCATTGTTAATGTAGATGCATCAGCTTCGAATAGTGGTTCCCATTTAACTACAGTTTTTGAGAATTCCTTACGCATAAATCTGAAATCATCACGTAAGCACACAGCTACATAAGCAACGTTTAAGAATCCTGAACCTAGAGACCTCTGTGCTGCTTTCCCTGCGAGTCTCAAGTTCTCGTGACTCGCTTTGATAGCTTCGACGCTTGATGGATTGTCAGAAACGAATCCTAAGTCATCAAGTGTTAATCCTGTTTCTCCAGCAAAGCCTGCCGCTGCCATTTTAAGTTGTTCAACGAAAGGTGTCATGCTTGCAGCAGTAAACTGCCCAACTGACGGTTTGTCTCCATCGTCATCTTTTGTAAACATAATAAAACTTGAAATAGTTGCTTTAAGGCTCTCTATCGTTTCTGCTTCTTGACTAACACCAAGCACATATTTCTGAGGGAATGAATAGAACTCAGCAGTCACTTCTGAACGTTCAATAGTTCTCTGTGCTGTCTTCTGATAGTCAATCCCTGACCTCGTAATTCTTGAGCGCCCGAATGGTCTGTCTGCGTCTGGTCTATGGATAATAGGCACCAGCAACGGAATTCCTGTTGGATTTTCAATCGAGTAAGGTTCTTTCCCTTTTGGATAGAAGACTGTTTCGTCCGGTGTGAAATACGCTTCTAATAACGGTCTATCGTAATCATCGCGCTTAAGAACTGCATAGCCTTCTGTTAACAGATTAGTAATTGGATCTATAATCCCTGTTGCGTTGCTTGCCTCAATCACTTGTAATCTAGGCATTCCTTCTTCATCTTTTGAAATGTAGATAAAGCAACATGAACCAATCAATGCAGATAGGATTGCTGAATCAAAAAAGATATCCGGATTGTTGTACTGAAAGATTTCATTAGCGTTAAATGCATCGTTCGAAAATTCTCTGAAAATCAATCTGTCCGCTAAGCTATCTACAGCTTTAGTTGTCCATCCAAGAACTGTCTTGTACTTATCTCGGATTTGAGCTGGAATAGTGACTCCATCCGTGTTGTCTCTTTGCTTCATTGAGTAATAGTTATATCTTAGTTGCACTCTACTGCGATATCCGTCCAATTTTCGTCGGAGGTACGCTTTACCTTTCAATTCCATTTTTCATTTCTCCTTTTTTGAAATTTCGCGCGAGAAAATTTGTACAA